GGGCGGGGGAGTGGGGCCCGGAATGGGTTGAGGGCGTCGCGGCGGGGACCCGTGTGCATTCAGCCGAGGACTCGGCGGGTGTGGCCGTCAAGGGCGGCGATGTCACTCACCTGACCCTGGAGTGGGTCGGCGGGAACGCGGGCGACGAGTTCATCGCGTGGCTCCGCAAGAACATTCGGGTTCGCGGCGGGTCAGTGCAATCGGTCCTCGGCGTTGCAGGCCGGGCCTAAGAACAGGAGACAGCAGTGTCGTTCCGCACATGGAATGGGCCGATGCCCACTACGGCCGCCCAGGCGTCCGTCACCACCGGCACCGCCATCAAGACCATGCTCCAGGTGTCCAGCCCGTCAACGCGGATGCTGCGCCTCATCTCGTGGGGGTTCTCCCTGGACGACCCGCCCGGAGCGGACGCCGTGATCGAGCTGATCCAGACCGACACGGCGGCAACTGTCACGGCTCACGTCGCGTCAGGGGTGGTGAACACCGACCCGAACGGCACCGCGTCCCTGGTCTCCTATGGGACGTCAGCTACCGGGTATACCGCGTCGGGGGAGGGTGCGCCGACGACTCTGCGCGTCTTCGACGTGGTGTCGCTGTCCTCGGTCAGTGGGGAGTCGCCGCTGACGTACACGTACCAGTTCATGCCTGATGAGCGGCCCATCCTGGCCGTCTCGAAGTTCCTCCGGGTCCGGGCTACGACCCCGACCACCGCGGTGGACATGCGGTGCTGGGTTTCGTGGGACGAGATCTGATCTAGGACGATGCCTCAGGCTCTCGCGCCACTGTGGGAGGGGTTCCGCCGGCTGGCCGACCCCCGCTCCGCGCTGCCCGTCACCCGGGGCACCGGGGTGGAGCCGGTCACGGTGGCGGCGTTCCCTGCCGGGATCCTCCAGCAGAAGGCGGAACTGTACCTGGGCGGGTCGTGGCTGGATGTCACGTCGTACCTGTACGCCCGGGACGGCGTCACCATCACCCGCGGGCGGGCGGACGAGAGTGGGCAGGTCGACCCGTCCCGGTGCCGGTTCACCGTCGACAACCGCGACGGACGCTGGTCCCCCCGTAACCCGCGAGGCGCCTGGTACGGGGCCCTGACCCGGAACACCCCCTACCGGCACTCCGTCAAGTTGGGGGACTCCCGACTGTGGATGCCTACCCGCACCCAGACGGGCACCTACTGCGGCTGCCCCGACACGCCCGCCCTGTCCATCACCGGAGACCTGGACCTCCGCATCGACCTCGACCTCGGATCATGGTTCGAGGAGACCACCCTGCTGTGTAAGCGGTCCGGGGCGTCGTCGGGGATCAGTTGGGACTTCCGGACCGGGTTCGACGGGCTCCTCAACCTGACGTGGTCGACGGGCGGGACGACCGCGACGGACGTGACAGTGTCATCCACGATCCCGGTCCCCTACCCGTCGTGCGGGCGGAAGGCGGTCCGGGCGACCCTGGACGTCGACAACGGGGCCGGCGGATACACCGTCACCTTCTACACCGCTGACGAGATGGATGGGACGTTCGTCCAGCTCGGGGATGCGGTCGCCACCAGCGCCGGGACGACGTCCATCTTCGACTCGACTGCCGGCCTGCGGATCGGGCCTTATGACGGGTCGACGGCTGCGACCCCGATGACCGTCTACGAGGCGCAGGTCAGGTCCGGGATCGGGGGGACCCGGGTCGCTAGCCCCGATTTCACGGGCCAGACCGACACTGTCTCCTCGGTCACCGACTCGCAGGGCAACGGCTGGTCGGTGGCGGGGGACGCGCAGATCACGCCGTGGCGGACCCGGTTCTGTGGCGAACTCAGTCAGTTCCCGGTCCGGTGGGACACGTCCGGGACCGACGTGTACGTCCCCCTCGAAGCGTCGGGGCTGCTGCGCCGGTTGCAGCAAGGATCGAGCCCGCTGCGGTCGTCCATGTACCGGGAGGCGGTCAACGACGCCAACCTGGTCGCCTACTGGCCCTGCGAGGACGGCGACGACACTGACAGCATCGGGCCCGCCGACGGCATCGGCGGGCGGCGGATGCGTGTCTCCGGGACCACCGATTACGCCTACTACGACGGGTTCAAGTGCTCTGGGGCGCTGCCCGTGCCCGGGTCGTCGACCTGGTATGGGCCGGTCGGGACGTACACGACTACAGGGCAGACGTCGGTCCGGTGGCTGCAATCGACCCCCGTCGCGGGGACCGTGAACGGGGCGCCCCTCGTGAGCGTCTACTGCACGGGCACCGCCGCCGTCTGGGATGTCACGTACGGGACGGGCGGGAACCTGGCCGTGAACACGTCCGACCGGACCGGATCCTCCCTCGGCGCGTCCGGGGCTCTCGCCGCCGCCATCAACGGCACGGACATGCTGATGCAGTTGACGCTCACGGAGAACGGTGCAGACGTCGACTGGTCCCTGTCCGTGTCTGTCGTCGCGTCCGGGTCGACGTCGTTCTACTCCGGGACCGTCGCCGCATCCACCGTCGGCCGGGTCACGCAGGTAGTGGTGAACCGGGGCGGGTCAACCCTCGGGAACGTCGTCTTCGGCCACATCATGGTCGCCACCACCGACGACACCATGTCGGTAGGTGCGACCTCCGCACCGTCCGGCTGGTACGCGGAGGACGCGGCGTCCCGGATCGAGCGGCTCTGCACGGAGGAAGGGATCCCGTTCCGGCTTGTCGGGGACTGGGCGACCAGTGCACGCCTCGGCTACCAGGGCCAGAAGGCGCTGGTGGACCTCCTCGCCGAGGCCGCTAACGCTGATGAGGGGGTCCTGTTCGAGCTGCGGGACGTCGCCGGGTTCGGGTACCGGTCGGGCCGGTCGCTGGCCGCTCAGGACCCGCGGGTGTCGTTCCTGGACTATGCGGAAGCCCACTTGGACGACTTCCAGCCGACCGATGACGACCAGGCCGTCCGGAACGACGTCACGATCACCCGGGACGGCGGCGCGTCGTTCCGGGCCGTGCAAGCGTCGGGGACTCTCGGGACAGACAGTGTCGGCGTCTACGACACGTCCGACACCCTGTCGTTGGCGTGGGATGACGCGGCCGACGACCACGCCTGGTGGCGGGTCCACGTCGGGACCGTCGATGAGACCCGGTTCCCTCAGATCGGGGTCCGCCTGGAGAACACGCGGGTCAACTTCTTCCAAGCCCTCCAGACGTCGCTCCTCGACGTCGAGGTGGGGGAAGTCCTCACCGTCACCAACCCTCCCGAGTGGCTGCCGCCGGGCACGATCCGGGAGATCGTCCAAGGCGCGACGGAGACCCTGTCGAACTTCGGATACCAGATCGGGTACGCGTGCACCCCCGCCGCCGTCTACGACATCCCCGTCCTCGCGACCACCACGGCGACGGACGGGGACCGGCTCTGCTCCGGGTTCTCCACCCTCACCGCCCCGATCGGGGTCCCGTCCGCAGTGTTCGCGGTCGAGTCGATCCAGGTATCGACCACGGCCGGCGCCCCGGCGTGGGACACGGTCGCGGCCGGGTATTCGGTGTTCGTCGGGGGGGAGGAGATGGCGGTCCTCTCGGTCACGGGCACGTCGAGCCCGCAGACGTTCTCCGTGTCCCGGGCGGTGAACGGGGTCATGACGGCTCACCCCGCCGGGGCCGCGTTCGACGTCACCCCCACCTACCTCGGCCTCTAGGAGACTGCGATGGCTAACCCGGGCGCGCTGGCGACAGCGAACCTGTTCCCCACGTTCCAGCTCGCCGCCTCTAGCGCGAATACGGACCTGACGACGGCGACGATCACCGACATCACCGGCGCCACCGTCACATTCTCCGTCCCGGTGGCGTGCACGGCGCTAGCGTTCGCGATGGCCGACATCGACTGCACCGCCTTCACGTCTACCACGGTCGGGTCGGTCCGGATCACCCTGGACGGGACGGTCCAGTCGACGGCCGGGGCGCAGTTCAACTCGGCGAACGACCGGTCCGTGGCGGGGACGATGGCGTCCCTGACCCTGTCCGCCGGCAGCCACACGGTGAAGATGCAGGGGAACAACACGACAGCGTCGGGGACGCTGCGGTATCTGACCGCTAACTGTGTCCTCTCCGTGATCATCTTCGGGGCCTAGGTCGCGTCTCACAAGGTGCTCGACTCTAGGCTGCCGGGGAGTCCGACAAGGGAGGAGAGGGGGTAGACGTGGCGGCAGTTGACAGGGTCCTGACCCTCGCCCGCGCCCACATCGGCACCACCGAACACCCGCCCGGGACGAACCAGACCCTCTACGGCGCCTGGTACGGCATGGACGGCGTCTCCTGGTGCGACATCTTCATCTCCTGGCTGTTCGGCCAGTTCCCGGGCGGCCTCGACGCCATCGGCGGGAAGAACGCATACACCCCCTCCCACGCGGAATGGTTCCGCCGCAACGGCCGGTGGGGCACCACCCCGAAGGTGGGGGCGGTCGTGTTCTTCGACTTCCCCGACTCCGTGGACCGGATCCAGCACGTCGGGATCGTCGAGAAAATCCTCGGCCCCGGCCGGGTCCAGACCATCGAGGGCAACACCTCACCCGGTGACGCCGGGTCCCAGTCGAACGGTGACGGCGTGTACCGCCGCGAACGCCCCGCCCGGTACATCGCCGGCTACGGCTACCCGGACTATGCACTGCTGGAGGAAGAGATCGTGGACGCTACCCAGGAGGACCGGATCGCGAAGAAGGCGCGGGACGCGGTCATGAAGGCTTTCGGGTTCGACCCGGCCGATCCCCGCCTCCGTACCGGCTGGCAGGAGGACGGGTCGTTCGACCCGTCCCGGCCGCTGCTGGTGACGGTCGCGAAAGCTCTGGCGTCGGACCGTGGCGGGTCGCTCCACGCGGGCGCCGGGGTCGACGCGATCGCTGGGCGTCTGGTGAGCCTGGAGCAGGGCCAGAACACGCTCTTGGAGGCCCTCGCAGCGGTCAAGGCCGCCGTCGACGCCCTCACCCCACCCGCCCCGGCTGGAGGGTGAGCATGCCGGGGGAGACAGTGCTGAACGTTGTCTGGTTCCTCGCCGGCACCACCGTCACTGGGCTCGGGGTGGCGTGGAAGGTCACGCCGATCCTGCGGCGCCTGTCGCGCCTGCTGGATGACCTGTTGGGGCAGCCGGCCCGTCCTGGTGTTCCGGCGCGTCCTGGGGTGATGGAGCGGCTGGCGACGTTGGAGACCAGTCAGGAGGAGCGGGCGGCGGTGCAGGAGCAGCAGGCGGGGCTGCTGGTGGCCCTGTCGGCGACTGTGGATCAGATCCGGGCGTGGATGGAGTCGCAGGGGAAGCCGCCGACGCCGCCGCAGCAGCGGACCGCCTGACGGGGGTGGGGTTCGAGCAGTTCACCCGTACCAGGGGCCACCCGGCCCACCTACAGAGAAGGGCAAGTGCCATGCGTCAGTTCGTTGTGGATGCTGTGGAGCGGGCCGCGAAGACGGCTGCTCAGGCTGCGCTGCTGGTGATCGGTGCCGATCAGGCCAACGTCCTCACCCTGGACTGGCAGAACCTTGCCGGGTTCGCGGGTGGCGGGTTCCTGCTGTCGCTGCTGACGTCGGTGGCGTCGCTGTCGGTGGGTGCGCCGGGCACGGCGTCCCTTGTCGCGCCTGAGGGCGACTGATGGGCGACGACTGATGTTCGGGGACTCGGGCGTGGGTGGGGACGGTAGCGCGGTGGGAGAGCCCCGGGCGCTGGACTGGTGGCCTCTGTCGGGGCGTCCGTTGGTGGCGTCGCCGAGGGCTGCCCGCCACTGAGAGAAGGGGGGGGGAGGTTCCCGGCCCGTGTCTCGTGTCCCCCGCGTTCGTGTCGGGGTTCATTCCAGGGCCGGGAGCCCCGCTCCCTCTGCTACACCCACTCCCCCAGGAGGGGGCTGGCTGCTGGAGTACCGCCGCCAGTGGCAGCCTAGACCGGGCCGGGACCTGCCGCGATGCTAACTGGGCGGTTACTGGTCACTTCCGTTCCCAGTCTGCGCGTATCTGATCCTCTGCCTCGACCAGAGCAACCACCTTCCGGTGCCGCTCGCACAGACCGCCGTGAACGACGGCTGGCCCGGCGCACGGCTCGGTTCCGCGCCATCCCCACGAACACGGCCAGGTGCCGTTAACCCCAGGGTTACTGGCCTCGGTCATGCTGTCCTCTCCTCCGTGCGAGCTGCCAGGAACGCGGCCACATCCCCGGCCTGGAACGACCACCAGCCGTTGCCCCGGTCCTTCACCCCGGGCAGGACCCCCGCCTCAGCCGCCCGGACCACCGTCACGCGGGTGACCCGGAGGTAGTCTCCGACCTGCCCGGACGTGAGGCGCCCCATCCGGGCGAGGTGGAGGCGGGTGGCGTCGAGGTCGGGGAGGCCCTGGTCCCAGCCTGTCAGGGACGCGGCCTCCATCCGGGACAGGGGGGTACACCAGTCGCCCGCTGTCGTGTGGCAGGTGGGGCAGTCCCGGTCCAGGGCTTCCCGTTCCCCGAACGACCGCTTCCCCCTACTCATCGGCGTAGAGGAACCCGTACGTGGACGGGGACAGGGCTACCGCCGCCCGCTCCTCGTAGTCGAACTGGCGGAACTCACACACGGGGCACAGGAGCCCGTACTCCGTGGACGTCGGGCGGGGGTCCGTCCCGCCGCAGCCGTCGCAGGTCATCGGACGTCCTCCGGAGGGGCGAAGACGTTGGCCGTGAGGTCGATGAACTCCAGCACGCGGCGCAGGTCGCCGAAGGTCACGTAGCCCGGGGTGGACGTCCCGTTGGGGATGTGGTCGAACGGCTGGGCGTCGTCCTCGTCGGCGTACGCGGCGGCGTAGGCGCGGAACCGCTCCAGCGCGGTCTCCAGTGGCTCGGTCATGTCGGGGGTTCTCCTTGGCGGTTGGTGTGTGTCCAGGGGTGAGTCTATACCCGGACAAGGGGTCAGGTCGAGACGCCGCGCTAGGGTCCTGTTGGTCACTACGCTGGTCAGGTGCGCGCCAGAACCGGCCGGGACAGGCCGTCACGCGCGGGGACGTTTCCGCAGGTCAGGGGCCGTTTCCGGGGTGCGCGGCGGGACGGTCCGGGAGTAGCCGTCATGCTCGCGTCCGTATTCCTAAACCGTGCGCGCGAGTTCGATCCTCGCCGGGGGCTCCCACCCAAACCGCCTCTGACCTGCGCGAATGCGAAACAGACACTCACGGTTTTCTCGCCCTGTTCGACCGTTGGTCAGGAGGTTGGTCACTCCCGCCGGAGCTGTGCATCCCGAACACCTCGGCCGCGACAGTCTCGAAAGCATCACGGGCAGCCTCAGCCGACTGCCGGATGTAGTGCCTGCGGGTCACCTCCCCATCGGAGTGACCCGCCAGCGGGGCGGTCAGGTCCGGGGACACCCCTGTCTGGGCTAGGAGCGTCAGGAATGACGTCCGGAGGGCATGCAGCGACGGCCCGCCCGTCCCCGGCTCGGCTATCCCCGCCTCCGCGAGGAGGCGCCCGAACCGGTACCCCAGGTACCCGGGACGCAGCGGCCCGCCGGGGACGACGGACGTGTCCGCCCCGACCGACGGGAACAGCAGGCCATGCTCCGACCACTCCGACCCCCACGCCTCCCGGACCTGCCCCAGCCGGAGACGGTGCGCGAGGAGGATCCCCACCAGAGGGGAGGGGAGGGGGAAGATCCGGTTCCCGGCCTGCGACTTCACCCGCTTGATCAGCCGGCCCCGATGCGGCTGGCCGCAGACCGGGCACCGGTGGAGTCCGGTGGGGGATGCGACCTGCTGCTCCACGGTGATCAGCCCGGCCGCCTCGTCGGTCCCGGCGAGGGTCATCCCGGCCAGCTCGCCGCGTCGGGGGCCGCAGAACATCGCGACGTGCCAGAGCCCGCTCAACTCGTCGGCCTCGACCACGGCACGGAATGCCGCCAACTGTTCCCGGGTCAGGGCCTGCCGGGTCGCGCGGGTGACCTCGGGGAGGGTGACGAGGCGTGCCGCGTTCCGGGACACCAACTCCTGCCGTTCGGCCTCCGACAGTGCGGCGCGGAGGCATGCGCGGATGTTCACCAGCGTCCCCGGCGTCGGCGGCGTCCCGGACGGGCCGGGCTTGTGTGAGGGCTGGCGGGCGATCCGGTCCAGCCATGACTGGATGTGATGCGGCGACAGGTCCGACAGGCGGTGCTTACCGAGGTGGGGCTTGATCCACGTCTCGCTGATCTGCCGGTACCCGGTGAGGGTGAGGGGGGACCTGCCTTGGGTGGCTTTCCGGGCGAGCCACTTGTCCATCCAGTCCGTGACGGTCATGCCCCGGTCGGGGGAGAACTTCCCCTCGATGATCGCGGTCCGGGCGGCCCGCTGGTGGTCGTCCGCGGCCTTCTTCGTCGGGAACGTCGGAGACCAGACCGGGGCACCGATAGCCCCGGTCACGGGGTCGGGGTAGCCCATCCTGTATCGCCACGACTTCCCCTCGCAGCGGCACCAGCGTTTCGATCCGTCGGGGCCGATCTTCCCGGGGTGCTGCCTGCACACTTTCGCGGCTTCGGACCAGTTCCCTGCCATGTCGGGGCCCCTCGCATGATTCTTGGCGGTATGCGTCCGAGGGTCCCACCATACCGTCCCGGACGTCCCCCGATAGTACCGGGAGGGCATGGAATGGTGTTAGTCTCGCACCAGTAGTCACCCTCGTCGGAGGGTGCGCTGGAGGAGGGACAAGTATCATGACCAAGCCGGGATTGAGTGTCACCGAACTATTGGCGCTACCCGTGTCCGTGGACCTGACGACCGCCGCGAGGGCGTTCGGCCGGGGACGGAACTGGGCGTACGGGCAGGCCAAGACGGGGACCCTGCTGGACGGTGTCCCCGTGATCGCGGTCGGGGGCCGATACCGGGTAAACCGGGCCGACATCCTCCGCAAGCTCGGCGTCCAGGACACCGCAGCATGAGCGTCGGAACCGCGGTCGCGGTCATCGACTCCGGGGCAGACCTCGACTCGGTCAAGGCCCGACTGTTCCTGGTCCGGGAGTGGATTGGGACGCTGGACTCCTCAGAGGAAGCCGCCCATGCGGTAAAGGTGGTCGGGGAGTACCGCGAGTGGATGCGCATCAAGAAGGTCGCTGCCGACATGCGCGTGGAGGCCCTGCGCATCGAGTGTGTAGCCATTCGCCGGGTCGGCGTCCTCGGGGGAAGTCGGTATCTGGTGCCGGGCAACTTGCGCCGGGTGGCGACGGAGATGGCGGAAATGACCGCCACGGAGTTCGACAAGTGGCTGGACAGGATCACCGTGGACAGCGGGCCTATAACCCCCTACGGCCTGTGGCAGCAGCAGCGCGAGAAGGCCCAGCGGGCTCTTGACTATGCGCGCGGTGAAGCCTACGGACGGGGTGAGGCGGAGCGAGCCCTCGGACCCGTAAGGCCACGAAGGCGACGGATCGATGGCGAGTACCTCCGCGAATACGGAACCTACGACCCCGACGACATCAGGGATGCCATCGGGGTCGTCCTAGGATCGGCGATCCAGGACGGCGCCCCGTTCACCATGAGCGATGCCGTCGACAATGTCTGCCGGCAACTCGGCGACTCCATTCCCGAACCACTCTCCGACAACCTGGAGTTCCGGCGCGGCCTGGCGGAGTCCATCCGCTACGCCATCGCGGCGGACGCGCAGGGCGTCGGCAAGACCGTCAACTCCCCCCGCTACGTGACATTCTCGGATGACGCGGAGGGCTGGCTCCGGGTCCCCTGGGAGGCTGCGCACCTCGATCAGTTGAGGAACATGTGCGAACTGCGGCAGCGCCAGGCAAAGGAGATGGCCGAGGCCGCTGCCAGGTTGCAGGCACTCCACGACGTTCTCGCCAAGGCACACGCGGCCCATCCAGACGTGACCCGACTGATCCACCTAGCAAGCCTGATCGAGGACGACTGGGACCAGGAGACCTACTACGAGGGCCACAGCTTCTTCCGGGACGACGAGGGCGACGATGCCTGAGTCGGGCGGGCCTGTGCCTTGCCGGGAGTGTGGCCAACGGATCGGGCGTCTGGTCACAGAAGTCCGCGAACATCTGATCGCCGGGCATGCCGCGTTCTGGGAGCACCTGCAACACGAGGAACTCGAACACAGGGAGGCCATGGTCGTGATGGCCATGCGCCTGATGCTTCAACCCGAAGCAAGCGAGAACCAGGTCCAGGCCAACGCGGCGCTGGTTGCAGATCTGGGTTAAGCAATGCACGGAGCGGTCCCGGGAGTCTTCGGACTCTCCGGGGCCGCTTCTACGTTGTCGGGGCTGCCACAGTTCAGGCGGGCACAACCACCCGGGCCGCGGAATCGGACAGGACCGACACGGGAGGGGTCGTCACGAACCCGACCAGAGACGCCCGGACAGCCGCAGCGTGGGCGTGGGGGGCGACCCCCAGACGGCGGGCCGTGGGGAGCCAGTAGAGGCAGCCGGCGACCGCGGCGACCTGTGATGCGAGGGTGTGGAGGGCGAGGTGTGCGGCGTCGTCGCGGGCCTCGTCGGTCAGGCCGTACCCGTCGAGGCGGTCGAACAGTTCCGCGTGGAGGAGGTCGGGGGACAGCTCGGGGCAGTCGTCCAGGTCGATCCGCTGGATCCCCCCGGGGGTGGTTTCGGGTGCGGCGTCGTGGGTAGTGGCGTTCATTGCGGGGAGGGCTCCCTTCCCTCACGGGCCCGGCATGGCTGTGGTGGCCGCAATCCGCCGCCGTCGTGCCGGGCCCTCTGCGTGTGTTTCCCCTGTCGGTTCCCGCCCTGCTCCTGGCGGGGGTTCTGTCTGTGTGTGCCCGGGGCGTGACGTTCGGTGTCCGGGGCGGTTCCCGAACGCTAAACGGTGACACCGTTGTCGCATTCCTATGTGTGGGGATGATCGACCGTTCGTCCGATGACCACCCGAGACGGTCGGGCTACCTCCCGCGTACCCGGGTGGGGGCGTACCGGGACGGGATGCCTGCCGGGATGATCACTCACACACCAGCCCGGGAGCCGATCAAGGGGGCCCGTCGTGGCCCGGCTGTTTGCCCGTGACGTGACAGAGCCCCCTCGACACGCAAGGGAGCCCCTCACCCTGCACGTCCAGAGGACGTGAGGTGAGGGGCTCCCAAGGACCAGCCGCCAGGAGGTCAGGATCCGGCGTATCCGCCGCGGCTACCCGCAAGGCTAGCAGGGCAAGCCATGGACATGACAGAGCCCCCAACGCCGCTGCACGGGGGGCGTTGGGGGCTCCGGTCGTCACTCTACTTCGCTGTCTCTACTCCGCGACGTAGTAGCCAGACCCGTGCCGGACCACGAGGACGCCTGCCGCTACAAGGCGGGCCAGGGTGAGGCGCACCAAGGTGCGGGACACCCGCAACTCCGCGCAGAGTTCACGCTCCGAGGGCACCCGACCGCCGGGCGGGAACCGTCCGTCCCTGATCCCGTCCCGGATCAGGGACTCGACGGCGTCACCTTTGACTCCCACGCCGCCTCTACTTCTTCCGTGGTGGTGGCTTCCTCGCCTGCTCCAGCTCAGCCTCCAGTGCTGCGATGTGTCGGGCGGTGGCGACGTCCTGGCGGAGCATCCCGGCCCGGTCGTAGGCGATCGAGTCGGGGAGCAGTTCCAGGCCGGCAGGCAGCAGGGACATGAGGAGGGGTGTCCGGTCTCCCCCTGGGCGCCAGAGTGGGTGGTCTTTGTAGAAGTGGTAGCCGTAAGCGAGGATGACGTCCTGGATGTAGATCCCTAACCCGGCGGCGATCTTGGGTGTCAGGGGGACGTCGGCGAAGTTCCGGATCGGTGGGTTGTTGTTGCGGCGCTGCACCCACCACTTTGCGATGACTCCGGAGCGTTCTTCGAGGTTGGCGTCGGTCCATCCGTTGGCGCGGCCGGTGACTCGGATGAGGTCTCCGATTGCCATCTGTCCGGTGGTGGGGTCGGTCGGGGTGGCAGCCATGGGCTGGCGTTCCTCCTAGCAGGGGTGTCTGTTAAGCGCATCATGCCCGGTCTTGTGGGGGATTCCCACAGTCAAGGGACTGTCCACCCCTCGCATGATGCCCGGACACGATCGTTTAGGTGCGTGTCTAAGCACGCCCGGTACTCGACTCCCGGTGTCTGTCCGGGTATAGTCGAACCCATGGACAAGGGGGCTGGGCACGGAAGCCGAAGCCCTGGCGGGCGCCCCTCACCGGGTTTCCACGGACGGACCCCCCTTGTCCTCACACTGCCCGCGGACCCCCCTGTCACGCACCGTCCGGACCGTCTGACAGTGGCTGTCGGACTGGCCCGAACGTTCCGGCGTGTCGCGCGGAGTGTCGCAGGCACCCACTAGCCGGGTGGCCGTCGTTGGAAGGGGAAATCCTTCGGCGGCCACCCGTCCAACCGGCAGACGCAAGGAAGCCCCCCGCCCCTCAACTCCTGCGGGAGTCAACCGCCAAGAAGACACCGCAGAAGGAGCAGGCGGGGGGCAACCCCGACAACACGAAGGGTAACCCAGCGATGACCAGTAGCGCCATCACCAGGATCACCAACCACGACGACCTCCCCACCCCGACAC